GACAGATGTATTTTGGCGGTAACAAGGTTGGCGATTATAAGCATTGGAGAGAACCATTTGAATATTTCACAAGCAACTATGAAGTTATTGCATGGATGCCGCTACCAGAACCGTACAGAGAGGAGGACGATTGATGTCAAAGAAAAAAGGAGCAAGCAGAGTTGATAAAGCTATATGGACTTTGTACGAAAACATAGCGCATTTGATGTGCTGTCAACCGTATGGAGACATTGGAAGGTATCTGACTTACTATGCAGAAGAACAGCTTTATCTGGTGTTTGATACATGGTATCACGGCTTTTATCTGGTTGAAGCTAGAAATCCAAAAGATGCGATTGAAGCTGTCAACTGTGACAAATTGACATATCTGCACAAGGAGGAGAAACAGGATGAAGGATCTTGGCGGCATTGAGACAATGCGGATCATCATAAAAAACGATGATGAACTGCCAGAGATATCGATAGGATGGAGAGCAGAGCGGAAGGATACGCACAAAGAGTACGGGCACGTAGTCTGGATTCAAAAGGATTCTACCATGGAAACAGTGACAAAAGTGATAAAACTCATGGTTAAAAACATGGAAGAGACGATGGACAGTTTGGAGGAGAAAGAACAAGTATGAGCATTTTCATAGGTGGTGCGAACACGGCTGTACTGTTTGAACACATTGAAGAACTGTATTTCACGCAGAGGCCATCAGAATTTCATGAGGGGAAAACGGAAATTGGATGGAGAGCAAAGCGGACAGGAAGCGATGAATGGTATGCAGATAAGATCATTGTAGACAATAGAGAACCCAATCGGTTTGCTATAGACCTTCTTTTAGATCAGATGATCAAGACACTAAGCCTGGATCTGGATGATGTGCAGTATGCGGTAAAGAAGGAGGCCGAGAAAATTAAACAGGAGGAGGAGCATGGAGATGTGGATGATTGAAATGCAGGATATACGGCACGTACTCTGGGTGCTGACCACACTGGTAGCGATATACGGAATCGTGATCATAATCCTGCTGTTAAGCCTGCACCGGAGGGAGCACTGGCTTGCAGATGATGCGGAGTATGAAGAGATAGAAGAAGAGGAAAAATAACCATGGACTACTTCCACTACAAGTATCAATGTCCCTATTTGACATCAACCGATGCGCAGAAGATTTATTGCGAGGGTGGGTGCAGGATGACTTTTCCGACCATCGCACGGTGCAGGAACTGGTTACACACCTACTGCGCCTCTAAGGATGGTTGGGAAATGTGCTCGATGGCGCAGGAGAAGACGGATTATTTGGAGTGGAAGTTACGGATCCAGAAGGAAGCGAGGAAGGTAAATGCAGGACGCAAAGGAAAACCTGACAAAGGAAGAACTGATCGAGAAAATAAACAGTGAGCGGCAGACCTTTAAGATGGCTCTGGAGGCCAGGGACGAGGACAAGCGCAGGGCAATAGCGCAGGTGCGGCACCTGGCTGATCTGGTGATCGCACGGATCTTGCAGTCTTACGGTGAGCAGACGGGCGATGAGTATGTCTTGGACATACCGAGGCCGAAAGAGATTGAGGGCAAAGCATGGGTGACACGGGTGGAGACACCGGATGATGACACGTACAGGCTGAGAGCCAAGCTGATCGAGATACCGGAGGTGAAATAATGCCAATATTCATTCTATTGACGGGAGCGTACACTGGAAAAGCGGTATACATTAACACGAAATGGATAAAGTACATCTGTGAAGTGGATGAAACTACAACTGAAGTTAATCTCGGATTCAAGGGAACATTAATGGCACTGGAAAATCCAGATACGATACTGGCGAAGATCTCTAACGCATACCTTGAGAGAGATGTGTGCAGAGAGTACCGTAAAAGCAATGAAGAGTAAAAAGAAAGGAGGATACTATGGCAAACAGAACACACAGCAGAACTAAGACTGTTGCGCCTGGAACAGCAACCGTCAAAAAGGGAGCGCAGATTAGACCGACAGTCCAGACCACACAAGGCAAGACTGCTAAGAAGAAAAAATAAGGGGCGAAAGCCTCTTATTTTTTTGCCTTTCTGCAGATGTTTAAGGGGAGATAGTTTTACTTGTCTGTGCGACCATCCAGAAAAAAGGAGGAATAGCTATGAAATTTTTTAAAGGTAATGAACTACAGTGGCGGCTCCTGCGTACCATCGTGCAGGGAGTCCTGGGTGTTGTGATCGCCAACCTGGACGTGATCATCGGAACCTTTGTGATCGACCCAACCTGGAAGCCGATCATCGTTGCAGGTGTGATGGCTGTGCTGTCTCCGATCATGGCAGAGATTGGCAAGGACACCACGCAGGGGATGTGATCTGAGTGCCGAAGGGAAAATATGAGCGATGGCGAGAACCGGAGGGTTTAATCCTGCTTGAGGGATGGGCAAGGGACGGATTAACCGATGAGCAGATAGCACACAACATAGGCATAAATACTGCCACGTTGTACCGATGGAAGGACAAATTTTGCGAGATAAGCAAGGCCTTAAAAAACGGCAAGGAAGTTGCTGATTACATCGTGGAAAATGCACTGTATCGAAACGCAATTGGCTATGAGCGCACGGAAACGGTCATCGATGAAATGGGCGAAGAACACTATATCAAGAAGTGGTATCCCCCCAACACCACGGCACAGATCTTCTGGCTGAAGAACCGGAGGCCAGACAAGTGGAAAGATAAACGGGATGACACCGCCAAGGAAGAAAAGTCTGGTGGTGGTCTGATCATGATACCGGAGAGGACTGATGAGGAAGGGGGGTGATGACAGCGGAGAACGTAGTATGGAAGCCGCAACCAAGGCAGGAAGCCTTTATGCGGCGAAAAGAATTTGAAGCCTTCTACGGTGGTTCCGCAGGTTAGGTGGAGGAAAGTCTGATGCGCTTGTCATCGAGGCACTGAGGCAGGTGCATATACCCCACTACAAATGCCTCATCCTCAGAAAGACTTTTCCACAGCTTAGAGAACTGGTGGACAAGACCTTGAACTACTACCAACGGTGTATGCCAAAGGCTAAGTACAACGCAGGCAACCACATCTGGACATTCCCGTCCGGTGCAAAGATTATCTTCGGATCCATGAACAGGCCGCAGGATAAAATTCAGTACCAGGGACAAGCCTATGACGTGGTCATGTTCGATGAACTTACCCACTTTACCTATGATGAGTATATCTATCTGTTTTCCAGATGTCGGCCTAATGGGGCAGGAACATCCTGCTACATAAGATCCACGGGTAACCCTGGTAACATTGGACATGGATGGGTCAAGGAGCGGTTTATCACAGCAGGAACTCCGGGCAAAACTATCTGGGAAGAAATGGAGTGGGTGGATCCCAACGGCAAACAGCACAGGGAAAAGCAGTCTAGGGTCTTTATTCCTTCCACGGTATTTGACAACCAGGCACTAATGGAGAATGACCCCATGTATGTACAGAGACTGGCGGCGATGCCAGAAGCAGAGAAACAGGCTCTGCTGTACGGAAACTGGGACAGCTTCTCAGGGCAGGTGTTTACCGAGTGGAGGAATGACAGGGATCACTACGGAGACAGGACATACACCCATGTGATCGCACCGTTCCGTATACCGGATCACTGGGCGATATGGGTAGGACTGGATTGGGGATACAGCAAGCCGTTTTCCGTGCACTGGTATGCCATTGGTGATGATAAGACGATGTACTGCATACGTGAGTTATACGGGTGCACAGGCACACCTAACACTGGTGTGCAGATGGAACCGTCCGAAGTGGCACGGGAGATTAAGCGGATAGAAGAGGAAGACCTCAACATCAAAGGACACAGGATCAGCAGGGTAGGAGATCCTGCCATCTGGGCATCACAGGGGACGGAGAGTATTGGTGCGCTGATGGAACGGGAACGGGTTTACTTTGAGAAGGGGAACCATGACCGGATCAACGGTAAGATGCAGTGCCACCACCGTCTGGCCTTTGACGAGAACGGGCGGCCTAAGTTCCAGGTGTTTGATACGTGCAAAAACTTTATCCGAACGGTGCCAAACCTTGTCTATGACGAGACGGATGTGGAAGACGTAGACACTGACGGAGAAGACCACATCTATGACGAATGGCGGTATGTGTGTATGAGAAATCCGATTCCTGCACCGATACCAGTGGCTAAGAAACAGCACGTATATGACCCACTTGATCCGTTGGATAACTACTACGGACATACGGATGACGATAGATACAGCTTTTACAGATACTACTAAGGAGGATGATATATGCCACCGATTAACAGACGATTTTATGGGCAGAGGACACCGGATCCCGGGGATGTACCAGAAGGCAATCAGCAGAATGAGGCCATGCGTACACAGGGATCGCCTCTGCCAGATGAGAATAACCAGATCAACCAGGCACAGACACAGCCACGGCAGAGGCCGCAGAGTGCCTACCCAGACCTGTCTGATCCTAACCAGATGCCGCCAGATATCGGTGTAGGCACCGTGATCAGCGCACAGGATCGTCAGCTTCAGCCGCAGAGAGTGATTGGAGAGGAGCAGATCCATGAGGCGCAGGAAGTCCTGCTGAAATACAAGCAGGGCAAGGCACATCTGGAGCACAGAATTGTTGATGATGAACTCTGGTGGGAACTGAGACACTGGGAGAGTATTGGACGGGGGAAGAACAAAGATGAGAAAGCGAAGACTGCGAATAGACCGAGGCCGACTTCTGCATGGCTGTTTAACTCGATTGTCAATAAACACGCAGATGCGATGGATAACTACCCGGAACCGCTTGTGTTGCCGAGGGAGAGAGGAGATGAGCAGTCTGCGCAGGTATTGTCATCGATTCTTCCGGTAATCATGGAGCAGAACGATTTTGAGGACGTGTACCGCATGAACTGGTGGGAGAAGCTGAAGCATGGTACCGCCGTGTACGGTGTGTTCTGGGACAGCACGAAAGAGAACGGCCTGGGCGATGTATCCCTCAAACAGATCGACATCCTCAAACTTTTCTGGGAACCGGGAATCACCGACATACAGGACAGCAGAAACCTTTTCCTCTGCGAACTGGTTGACACAGACCTTCTGGATGAGCAGTACCCGGAACACAAAGGCAAGATGAAGGGCGGCGGCAACATAGAGATACCGCAGTACCTGTACAATGACGATATAGATCTATCAGAGAAGTCCCTGGTGGTTGACTGGTACTACAAGGTACATGACCAGTCCGGTAAGACGATCCTGCACTACTGCAAGTTCTGCTGTGATGAGGTTCTGTATGCATCGGAGAATGACCCACAGTATGCAGAGAGGGGATTCTATGACCATGGACAGTATCCGATAGTACTGGACGTACTGTTCCCTGAGAAAGGCACACCGATGGGATTTGGATATGTTGCAGTATGTAAAGACCCACAGCTTTACATAGATGAACTGTCATCCAACCTGCTCCAGTCCTCCATGATGGGCAGTAAGAAGCGGTACTTTGTTTCGTCTTCAACAAACATCAACAAAGAAGATTTTGCCGACTGGAACAAAGACATTGTCCTGGTAGACGGTGAACTGGGCGAGTCCAGGCTGATGGAAATACCAGTCACACCGCCTGCACCGATTTATGCCAACGTTCTCCAGATGAAGATTGACGAGATGAAAGAAACATCCTCAAACCGTGATGTTAACTCTGGTGGAACTACCGCCTCAGTGACCGCAGGAGCGGCGATAGCGGCGTTACAGGAGGCCGGGAACAAACAATCGAGGTCGCAGATTAGAGGAACATACAAAGCCTGTAGCGATATCTACAGCCTTGTTATTGAACTGATCAGACAGTTTTATGACACAACCAGAGCCTTCCGTGTAACCGGAGCAAACGAGTCCGAGTATCAGTTTATGGAACTGAATAACAGTAAACTGGTTGATCAGCCAGTGGGTGTATCTATGGACACCGGAGAAACATTGTACCGCAGACCTGTTTTTGACTTGAAGGTGTCCGCTCAAAAGCGCAATCCATTCAGTACCATGGAAGCAAACCAAAGAGCGACTGAACTTTACGGCATGGGTTTCTTTAATCCAGACCGAGCACAGGAAGCCATAGCGGCTCTGGAAATGATGGAGTTTGAAGGCATTGATAAAGTGCGTGATACCGTAAGGCAGGGAAACACGTTGCAAAACATTGTTCTTCAGCAGGCACAAATCATACAGCAACTGTCTGCCGCACTTGGCATCAATGCAGGCGCACCGCAGGAAGGTCAGCAAGGCGGCGGTGAACCTCAACAGCCGCAACAGGGCGGTGGATCCGGTCATGTTAGTGTTAATACCCCGGCAGGAGTACCGAGGACAAGTTACATGAACAGACTGGCGGCGAGATCCAAACCGGACATGGGTGTACAGCAATGACAAAAATCAAAGTGACAAAGGTAAACAGCCATATACGTTTTGAGGCAGAGAACCATGCAGATACTAAAGAGGTCTGCGCAGGTATCTCTGCCTTGCTCTGCACACTGCACGGGGCGATAGAGAACTGTGAGACAGCTTATCCTGTGTATGCTCAACTGGATCCTGGGCACACGGTCATCGAATACCTCGCCCAGAACGAGGTGGCAGAGTGGATCGGATACACCATCCTTATCGGCCTCATGCAGATCGAACTGGCACATAAGGAAGAAGTAACGGTGACACAAAATATTTTTATATAAACCGTGATTTGAGGGGAGATAGTTTCACCAACTGCTGATACCCTCCGCGTGAAACAACATCGACCTGGCAACGAATAAACCAGTGAGGAGGCATCTATATGCACAAACTTAAACTTATCCCTGCAATCCTTACCCTCTTTGAAGGAGGCGAAGGTGGCGCAGGTACGGGCGCAACGGCTCCTGCCGCCGGGGAGCAGGCAACGGGCGATCTGTCCAAGGTAGTATATGGGAAGCAGGAAAGCGCACCTGCACCGGAACAGGCCGAGGACACTACAGTGCAGACTGCCGCCGAGTCAGCACAGGAAACGGTAGACAGAGAAGCGCAGTTCCGTCAGATGATCCAGGGCGATTACAAAGACCTCTACAACGCAGAGGTTCAGCGAATCGTCAAGGGACGGCTGAAAGACATGGACACACTGCGACAGCAGAACCAATCACAGCAGGAAATCATCGACAGGCTGTCAGCAAAGTACGGTGTGACAGACCTCACCCAGTTGGCACAGGCCATCGATTCCGACCATGCCATGTGGGAAGAGGAAGCCGACAAGGCAGGAATGACAACCGAGCAGTACATGGAACTCCAGAACCTCCAGAGGGAGAATGCCAAGCTGATCCGGGCAGAGAAAGAACGGGCAGACGCATACCAACGTCAGCAGACCATCAATGCCTGGATGCAGGAAGCGGAAGCTGTGAAACAGCAGTACCCTGCTTTCGACCTTGAGCAGGAGATGCAGAACCCAAGGTTTGGTGCAATGCTCCATTCTGGGGTACCAATGCTCGATGCATTTCATGCGATGCACTTTGCTGAGATTCAAAACTACACAGCACAGTCAGCGGCACAGCAGGCAGAAGCCGCAGTAGCCGCCAATGTACGTGCGAATGGTAGCAGACCTGTGGAGAACGGAACCCGTCAGCAATCTTCGTTTACCGTCAAGAGTGACGTACACAAACTGACAAAAGCGGACAGGGCAGAAATCGCACAGAGAGTGCGAAGAGGAGAAAAAATCAGCTTCTGATCCGCTTAGAAACGGAGAAGAACATGAGAAAGTTTTTAGAGAAATTATTCCCTGTGATCCTGGATCTCTTTGATCCGGTTTACAATCAGACAAATAAGACCACTGACACCGCCGCCACAACGGGCAACGATCTGTCAGCGGAAATGAAAACCTACTACAGCGATTATCTGATCGATATGGCTGAACCGGAACTGGTGCATGACCAGTTCGG